AAAGGCTCTAAACTAAATGAAGTATATTTAAACTCACAATTTTTAGATAAATCCTCTAATACTTTCAATCCTTGCGGTGTTTTGAATACCGCGTTATAAAGTTCTCGCCTCTCTTCTTTATTCATCCCATCTCACCTAATTGATCAACCATTGACCCGGCCTCTGGTTTCTTTAATGGATCGGCCGCGCCTACTTTATCCATCATCATTTGTTGTTGCTGCTGTGACTGCATTGCCCTAGCTTCGGCGGCTCTTGAATCGTTGGTTTCATCCTCTGACTTGATATATTTAGGCGATACATTCTTATTTCTGAATAAATCACGTGCAATCTCATCAATATTAACCAAGTGCTTTAAGTCAGTAGACTCCATCATTTGAGTGTAAATTTGCTGCACTTCCATTAAGCTTTGCAATATTTGTTGACTATCTTGGAGCTTAAGCTTTTGATCTAACTTTGTTGAATACTCAACACGTAGATTTTTAATGTCAATTGAAGGCGGTGGCTCAATCTCGTTATTTTCAACAAGAATCTGCAAGACTCCTTTCAATAACGGGCTGTAAAATTCATCATATAAACGGTTGACAATTGGTAGTAATGCTTGAATCCTCTCAGCTCTTAAAAAATCTATAGCAGTAGCAGTTACATTTTTTAATGCTGCCTCACCTTCGATAGTCACAAATACATCATTGAAGAATAAATTGCGAACTTCCTGCTCCTTGCGCATCTCTCTTGCGTCTGCTGCTGGTAGGTCAATTGCTGATTGATAGTGCTCTACTTTAGAATCCGCTCCAAAGTGGTTAAAACCGCCCGGCTCAAGATCAATATCTTCTTCCTCAACATTACCAAAAGCAAAAATAGGGGGATTAACTTTAAGTTCTACACCATCGTCAATATTCTCACCCATCTTAGTCAATACACGCATGACATCTAATGCAGTAAAGCTTTGTCCTCTACCGTATGGCATCTGCTTATTATGTAAAAATCTTGGTGTAGCATAAGGGAAATAAGAATATCCACCTTCTTCAACTAAGTGTTTTTTCTCTGAATTGACATAACAGCTCTTATAAGGCAAGTCCATTTTATTCATGGAGTCTTTTTTAAAGTCTTTCCGTGGCATAACAAAATGGAGATACTTAATTTTATTATTAGATTTATCCACATCTTTAGCCTCTTCTTTGACACTAGGGTGGCAAGCATCGCCCCATTTCTGATAGGCCTGTCTATTAGTCAGTTCAAACTCGCGAACAACTATATTAACATAACCTTCTGCATCTTCAGCAATGCAACAGTCAGTGATCGGAATCTCTCTAAATACTAAGCCTTTATCTTTCTGCCACTCAAAATACATAACTCCAGTATTTAAACGGGAGTAACTAAGCATCATATCATAGGCAGTAATAGAAAAATTTGTACTAGTAATTCTATCCATGCAAGTTTTTGCTGCATCTATAGCCCAGTCTTTCATTTGGTCTTCATCATCACCAAATTGTGACTGAGATACTTTAAAGGAAAAGAATTGCTCTCCAGCTGAGTATGTATTGGAAAATAAACCAGAAGCAAAACGCATAGAAGCATCATAGCCTACCGGATTCAATGGAGTTGATTGCTCTATCTGTTTACTGCCTGAGTTATTAGGCTGCATTAATTGTTTTTCAGAGTTGAAATAAAAGCGGCATTCCTCCCAAATAGAATACATATTATCGCGGTCAACTTTCAAAGACTCATATAATTTTATTAACTCTTCAGGATTCGTGGCGCTTCTCTTATACATGACTTAACCTAGTAAGTTAGTTTTGTTTGTGCTGCCATAGTTAGATTGTAGAAGATTTGAAGCTTGTCTGCCTTTCTGGCTAATGCCTCTGCGTATCTCTGCCTCTTCTGCTGTTCTAACTTCTTCAGACTCTCTCTTAACTGGTGCAGCTGGTTTTGGTGGTGCAGCCTGTTTCTTAGGTTTTGACATTCCCATATAATTTTTCCTTATAGATTATAATTAAACAATAACAATAATTTATAACTCTTTCAAACCCTTGTAGTAATTACCTACTTTATTAAATTGAAAACCTATGCGCTTTGTTAGCTTTACTATAGTTATTCTCTTTCGTGGTATAACAGCATGTAATCTATCAACTATTTCTGATACATGTGATTCTATTTGCTCATTCCATGCTCTAACCCAGTCAAACTCATTAGTAAAAGCACAAACATGCAAACTAGCTTCCCTTTCGTCTAACCATTCAAGAAGTATAAAGCCATGTATTAGTCCGTCCGTATCATCATAGCAGCCCATCGTGCAGGACTCATCGACGTATTGAATCAAATCCTCAACATCTTCATACCCTTGTAAAAACCCTTTATTACGCTCTATAGTTTGGGAAAATCTTAAAATATCTTCTATTTTATCCTGTCTCTCTTCCCAATAGAACATTATTTTATCTTCCTTGACCTTACTCGGCTTTTAACTTTTATTTGTCTTCCCGGCTTCTGGCTCATGTATTTTTTAGGCGATGATAAGTTTCTCATTGCCCAATACCTAGCACCGTCCCATAAATGATTGTATTCATCTTTAGGCTCTTGCAACCATACGCCATCTTGTCTTTGCTTCCAAGAATATTGCTCTGCTTCCATTTGGAAGTTATTTGAGTCACGGTGAATCATAATCATAAAGCCACGCAGTAGATTAATTCCAGCCATAACAGAATCTTTGCCCTTCTCACATGGGATTACATTATAACCTGAGATTTGAAGCTCTCTAATTGAATCAGGTCGGGCACAGTCAGCGACTATTTCCATATTTCTATCAATATCTAATTCTTCCAGCTTATGCTCCAGCGATGGAACTTTAGGCTTAGATACATTCTTAGAAACAATCAAATCAGTTTCATAAACTAACTCTTTCACATAAAGCTTATTATTGTAAAGCCTATACTCTGCTAAGGCCATCGGATCAGCACTAAAACCAAAATCTAAACCAAAACCCCACTTTTGACACACATAACGATCTGGCCATTCTTCAGTAATTTGATAAGTTTTGAATATTTGACCTTCAATTTTACCTCTTTTGCCTAATCCGTAAACATCCCATGCCCATTGATCGGCAGTATTATTGCGAATATTAACAGGATCATCCGGATTATATGATTCAATAGCAGCGACCTGCTTATCTGTTAAAAATGGATTATCTACATAAGTCGAATGCCTATAAGCTACTCCAATCTCCCTTGAAAGTATTTTATCAAAAACCCAATGTTGATTTAATGACGGGTTAAAGTCAAATATCTTTAAATCTTTACAACGGTAGGCTATCTGCGTGTAAGCATCCCATGTAATCTCCATGACTTCGTTAAACCATGCAATATCAGATTCTTTACCGTGTAGCTTCATAGGTTCATTTGTAGCGTCAAAACATATCTTAGAGCCGTTACTAAATGAATAAATCTTCTCTGACTTATTAAATGACCCTGCTATATCCCAAAGATTAAACATCTCATGGCCCATACAGAACATAAATGAAGGAATTGTAGTAGAATTATGTGTGCTCCCGTCATGACGAAAACAGCGAATTATAGTATCTGGATTCTCTACTGCCTCTAAAATAAGGAACTGTATAATAGAAATAGTCTTAGAAGATCGAGTTGAACCCTCTAATACTACGTATTCAATGTCATCTGTTAAATCTAACAGAAATTCGAAGTTGACTGTTGCTTCTATATCAGCCATTAATCGCTAGCTTTACCTCTTCTTCTTCTCTTCTGCCCCGGCTCAAGTGGTAGCAAATCGTCTTTTTTAGGTTCTTCTTTAATTTCAGGAACTTCAACTTTAACAGTAGGAGCAACCTTTTTAACCTCTTCCACCACCTTTACGGGCTTCTTCTTAGGCTCTACCTTTTTCTTTTTATCCGCTGGCTTAAAGAAATTACCAGAAACACCACATGGCATCCCATCTTTTCTAAATGCTGCGGCTAACTTAATTCTTGACCTACTTTCTTGAAATTCACCAGTAACAGGATTAACCATAGTTAAACCGCATGTTTGAGCTATTTGCAATGGCCCTATCTTCTCTTCCATATAGTATTTACAATTAACACAAATTGGATAATCTTTAAATTGTTCTTTCATTCTTCGCCTCTCTTCTTCCTTGGTTTTACTATATTAATATTAATCGCATCAAGCCCGGAAACTTCCTGCTCGACTTTATCCTTTAACCCGTGACAGTTCTTGCCAATAAATATTGCATAAGTTGAATTAAGCTCACCGGACATAGCACCTTTCATAGTCCTATGCTTCTGAATTTCTATAGCCTTTTTTTTAGATTCCGAAAACTCAGGATATTTTTCTGCCCAATCAAATAAACTTGAAGTTGAAAAAGTATAAGGAATACAAAAGCCTTCTAAAGTCGGATACTCTTCTGAATTAAGGAAATACGAAACTATTGCCTCACAATATTCTGGCTT